TTATTATGAAAGCATTGAAGACTCCTCTCCGTTATCCTGGAGGCAAGTCCAAAGCAATCAAGACTCTCTCCCAATGGTATCCGAAAGTCATCACTGATTATCGTGAACCATTCATTGGTGGTGGGTCTATTGCTATTGATGTTACGAAAGCAAATCCAGACATTCCCGTATGGGTAAATGACCTGTATGTGCCTCTATACAATTTTTGGGTACAACTACGTGATCGTGGACAGGACCTCTCTGAGAGTGTCAGAGAGCAGAAAGAGAAGATGCTTGAGAGTGGCACACAAGAAGAGAAGGACAAGTTTGCAAAAGACTTGTTCAACCAGTATGCCTCTGAGATTGATTCGTATGACAATTTTCAGAAGGCAGTTGCTTTTTTCATTATGAATAAATGCAGCTATTCTGGTTTGACAGAGAACAGCACATTCTCTCGCACTGCTGCCAACTCCAACTTCTCTCTGGTTGGTGCAGATAAACTTGCTCAGTTCTCGCAACTGATTAAGAACTGGAAGATCACCAACATTGATTACTCTGAAGTAATGAATGCTGATGGTCCTGAGAATACTTTTGTATTCCTTGATCCTCCTTATGACATCAAAGACTTTCTGTATGGAAAGAATCGTGAGATGCATAAATCATTTGACCATGAGGTATTTGCTGAGAATGTATACAAGTGTCCTCATAACTTCATGATCACTTATAATGTGAATGATCGTCTTCTTGAGTTGTATAAGGATTACCATCTTGAGTATTGGAAACTACGATATTCCATGGTTCATCGTGGTGATAAGAATACTCAGGATAATGTGAAGACCGAACTTTTAGTTACTAATTACTCTCTTACTCCACCTACACCATTAGAGGCAGAACTATGGAATTGAAAGATTGGTTGAACTCAATAAACTTTAATAAGGAAAACCTTATTAAAGAAAACCCCGATTCCGTTAAACAATACCCACCCTTTATCGTAAACAAGTGTCTATCTGGACATTTGGACGCAATTATGTTTGCTAATGAAATGAATAAGTATCATTTCTTAGATAAAGATATGCAATATTCATTTTTGCTAAATAGTCTCAGGAAAAAGAAAAGATTTTCTCCTTGGATTCGTAAAGAGAAGATTGATGATCTGGATGCCATTAAACAATATTATGGTTACTCCAATGAGAAATCAAAAGAGGCTTTAAGAATTCTTTCCAAAGAACAAATTAATTTTATCAAATCTAAGATTGACAAAGGTGGAAAACAATGACAAAAATTGCTGAACCTCAGGTTACTTGGTCTCCTTCTATGATGGTAGAGATCAATCTTCGTGAACCAGATGACTTCCTGAAGGTTCGTGAGACTCTGACTCGTATTGGTGTTGCTTCTAGGAAAGAGAAGAAACTCTACCAATCTTGCCATATCTTGCATAAGCAAGGGAAGTATTATATTGTTCACTTTAAGGAACTGTTTGCACTTGATGGTAAGTATGCAAACATCACTGTGAATGATGTACAACGTAGAAATAGAATCATTAAACTTCTAGTTGATTGGGGTCTAGTCGAACTTCTAGAAGAAGAAAAGATTATGGACATCGCACCACTCAATCAAATTAAGGTTATTGCTTATAAAGAAAAGAATGAGTGGACTTTAGAGCAGAAGTATAATATTGGTTCTAAGAAGAAAAGAGAAGAAGCATGAAGAAAATTCTCCTCAAGGATTTCATTTTCCAGGGGAGAGTAAAAGATCATGAAAAGATCAGAGATGAACTTCTCTCCGAAATTGAAAATACAAATTATACAACAATAGAAAGAAGTCCAGGATCAATTGATAGTATTTCAAAACTTGATTGGGAATGGGCAACAGATAAAGATCGTAAATGGGTCACATTATTTGACGAATATTTCTTTGGTGCGATAGATGATTTTCTTTCTATCACACCATATTTGTCTATTGAACTAAAAGAGATGTGGTTTCAGCAGTATGTGAAATGCGATATGCATAATTGGCATACTCATGGTGAACAGTATACTGGAGTTTATTATCTTGAATTTCCGAAAGGAAGTTCTAAGACAGAATTAGTTTTTCCTTATGATCATAGTAAACATCAAATACCTGTTGAGGAAGGAGATATAATTTTCTTTCCTGCTCATGTCGCACATAGAGGGACAACTAATTTTACTGATAGAAAAACTATTATTTCATTTAATTTTTCTATCGGAAATGACTATGAAGATATTCTTGATTTCAAGGTACTGAATTCCGTACAATAAAATACGGTTCTCCACTTTTACATTTTTCTCTTTTATGGTTAAATAGTAGTGGATGCCGAAAGGGTCCACACAATCAAATCTCGCTTAATAAGGAGAAGTAAAAATGTCAGATCTAATGAGGTTTAATGCCGCCAACATGAATCAATTGTTGGATCGTATTAATAAGAATAGTATTGGGATGGAAGATTATTTTGATAGGATCTTCACCCTTCATGAAACTACATCAAATTATCCACCTTATAATCTTGTTTCGGTAAATAATGTTACATCTCGGTTAGAGATTGCTCTTGCAGGATTTAAGAAAAAGGAGGTCTATGTCTACACGCAAGATGGTAAACTCTTTGTTGAAGGTCAAAAAGAAGACAAAGAGACGGAAACTAACTATGTCCACAAGGGTGTGGCTCAACGGTCGTTTACACGTTCCTGGACACTCAGTGAGGACACGGAAGTTAGATCAGTTACTTTTGAAGATGGGCTTCTGAGTATTGAACTTGGGAAAGTCGTTCCAGAAGCACATAAGAGGAAAGATTATCTATAAATATATTTGAATATCGTCGTCGCAGACGGAGAGGTAACTGGCCAAAACCAGTTGACACCTCTCTTTTTTATTGGTAAAATGAGTTGAGGACTTTAAGAACTAATGACTGTAAAACTTGCATTGCTCAAATCTGGTGAAGAGATTGTCACCGATGTAAAAGAGATGATCAGTGGTGAAGGAGAAGACCAAAAAGTAGTTGGTTATTTCTTCAAGAAACCCTGTATCGTTCGTATGAAAAATATCGAAGGTGTTGGTGAAGATACTCAGGTAACGTTTGATATTTCACTTATTCCTTGGATTCCCCTAGCAAAGGGTCCAGTATTTCCTGTAGCAATGGATTGGATTATTACTTTTGTAGATCCAATTGATAAACTGCAAGAAGCATATAAACAACAAATTCTAGATCAAGAGGACGCAGCATATGGAGAAGTCAGTGATACGGATTATGGTTTTAGTGGACCAGACTCTACTGATTAGTCAGATTGAAGAAGTTGGTGCTGACATTGGTGAACCCGATTGTAAACTGACTGAACCATTTCTTATCAATGCAGATAAGACTTTAACACCATGGTTGATTGATATTACAGATGAGAATCAATTCATGATTTCATCTGATAAAATATTGACACTTGTAGAACCTAACTCTGCACTTTTGAACAAATATCAAGATCTATTGAAATGAATTTTTACACCAATGTCCAAATGATCGGGAACAAATTTCTGTTCCGTGGTTATGAGGATGGTAAATCTGTGATGTACAAAGAAGAGTTCTCACCAACTCTCTTTGTACCTTCTAAAGGTAAGACGAAATATAAAACCCTAGAAGGAGAATATGTTGAACCCATCAAACCTGGTGGTGTTCGTGATTGTAGAGATTTCTACTCAAAGTATGAAGACGTTCAGGGTTTTGCCATTTATGGTAATGACCGATATATTTGCCAGTATATTTCTGAGAAGTATCCTCAGGAAGAACTGAAGTTTGATATTAATAAGATCAATTTAGTTACGCTTGATATTGAGGTGTCTGCGGAAGAAGGTTTTCCAGATACCTTGTCTTGTTCTGAAGAAGTTTTGTGTATCACTATTCAGAATTATGCGACTAAGGAGATTATGACTTGGGGTGTAAAACCCTTTGAAGTCAAGCAGAAGAATGTCAAATATTTTCATTGCAGCACAGAACGTGGAGTTCTGCAAACTTTCCTAGATTGGTGGGCAGATAATCCCCCTGAAGTTGTAACTGGATGGAATGTCCAACTATATGATATTCCGTATATCTGTGGACGACTAGAACGTGTTCTGGGTGAAAAGCAGATGAAACGTTTTTCTCCATGGGGTCTTGTGACTCGTAGGGAGATGAAGATTATGGGACGGGATCAAATCTCATATGATGTTGGTGGAATCTCTCAGTTAGACTATCTTGATCTATATAAGAAGTTTACTTATAAGGCGCAAGAATCATATCGTCTAGATCATATTGCCAATGTAGAACTGGGGCAACAAAAATTAGATCACTCTGAGTTTGATACCTTCAAAGATTTCTATACTGGTAATTGGCAGAAGTTTGTAGAATATAACATCATTGACGTAGAACTTGTGGACCGATTGGAAAGCAAGATGAAACTCATTGAACTTGCTATCACTATGGCATACGAAGCAAAGGTTAACTATAGTGACGTGTTCTACCAAGTAAGGATGTGGGATGCTATCATTTACAATTATCTAAAACGTAGGAATATTGTTATTCCTCCTAAGAAAGATGGAAGTAAATCAGAAAAGTACGCAGGAGCATACGTCAAGGAACCGATTCCTGGAAAGTATGATTGGGTGGTTAGTTTTGACCTTAATAGTCTTTATCCCCATCTCATTATGCAGTACAACATCTCCCCCGAGACACTACAAGATGAGAGACATCCCACTGCGACTGTTAATAAAATCCTAAATAAGGAGATCACTTTTGATCTTCATAGTAATTATGCTGTGTGTGCCAATGGGGCAATGTATCGTAAGGATGTTCGTGGTTTTCTTCCCGAGTTGATGGAGAAGATGTATGGAGATCGGGTAATCTTTAAAAAGAAGATGCTTGCGGCAAAACAGGAATATGAAAAGACCCCAACTAAAGCACTGGAAAAAGAGATTGCCAGGTGCAACAACATTCAAATGGCTAAGAAGATCTCTCTTAACTCTGCTTATGGTGCTATCGGCAATCAGTATTTCCGATATTACAAGCTCGCAAACGCAGAGGCAATTACACTATCTGGACAAGTGTCCATCCGATGGATTGAAGGTAAAATGAATGGTTATCTAAATAACCTTTTAAAAACCGAGGAAGTCGATTATGTTATCGCATCTGACACTGACTCAATTTATCTTAATCTTGGACCTCTTGTTGATAAATTTTTTAGCAATAAGTCTGACGATAAAACAGCAATTGTTAATATACTTGATAAGATCTGTCAAGACAAATTGGAACCGTTCATCGAATCCAGTTATCAGGAACTTGCGGATTACGTATCGGCATATGACCAAAAAATGCAAATGAAACGGGAGAACATTGCCGATCGTGGTATTTGGACTGCTAAGAAACGATACATTCTTAACGTATGGGATAGTGAAGGTGTTCGTTATGATGAACCTAAACTTAAGATCATGGGTATTGAAGCAGTTAAGTCTTCAACACCTGCTCCTTGTCGCAAGATGATTAAGGATGGACTTAAGTTGATGATGAGTGGAACAGAGGATGATGTAATCGAGTTCATTGACAAGTCTCGCATTGAATTTAAATCATTGCCTCCAGAAAATATTGCTTTTCCAAGGTCAGTATCTGACGTTGAAAAGTATAAGTCCCATTCAGACATTTATTCAAAAGGAACTCCCATTCATTGTCGTGGTGCTCTTCTTTTCAATCATTATGTCAAGAAGAACAAACTAGAGAATAAGTATTCACTAATCAATAATGGTGAGAAAATTAAGTTCTTGTATTTGAAAAAACCAAACCCAATTCATGAGAATGTGATCTCGTTTATTCAAGATTTTCCTCATGAGTTTGGAATTGACAAATACATAGACTATGACCTACAATTTGAAAAGGCATTCCTAGAACCACTAAAAACTGTTCTAGATGCTATTGGATGGTCATGTGAAAAAACTGTAAACCTTGAACTTTTCTTTGTATGAAGGATCAATACGCGATTGACGATGGGGAATCTAAACAGGAAAAATGGAACAGGGGACTAGATCTCTTTATTGAGTCTGTTCTTAAACCTGATCCTGCATTGAGGCAATGTGCTCACAATCAAAAATGCTATCATGAACTGATGGATGTGAGAGAAGATGTGCTAGAATATTTGAAAACAAAAAGGTGGGAATGAAAGTACCTATAAAATTGCATAGACCCTTTGGTCCATTTATTTTGGAATCTACTTGTCCGCAAAGCATTGTGGATTCTCTTAATCAATTTACAGAAGAATCTGCAAAAAATCCTGAGATGAGTGATAAGTATTGTTACTCATCTGGAAATATTCCCAATTTACTTCTTCGTGATTTTGAGGTTGTTTATTTAACTGAAGACTTTTGTGAAGACATTGGTCTCAAAGAATATGTTGAGATGCTAGGTAACTACTATCTTAACAGAATTGACACACAAAATTATCCTTACCGTGAAGTAAAACTCTCCATCATTAATGAGTTTGGGGATGATCAAAAGGATTTTGAGTATTCTGATAAAATGATCTATGCTGATGCATGGGTAAATAGATACTATTCTGGTGACTATACACCTTTGCATGACCATGGTTCAGATCTTGCTGGAATTATTGTACTAAAATATCCAGAAAAAGAATTGAGTGAAGAGAATACTAAAAATATTCAAAGTGAGGGAAAGCAATATAGAGGTGCTGGAAGAAATGGTGGAAGGGTTCAGTTTATTCATGGAATGAATAATACATTTGCATCCGACGAATATTCACCAGAACAATTTGAGTGTCAAACACTATTATTCCCCGCTTGGTTAAGTCATTTAGTCTACCCAATGAAGACTAATGCTGAAAGGAGAACTCTGAGTTTTAATCTAATCTCAGACAGATCATATTATGAACGTAAAGAAGGATTTTAATTATGGATTTTTTAAAAGATATTGTAAAAGAGATTGGGGATGACTATACCAAACTTGCCTCCGACATCGACGAAACAGAAACTTACGTGGACACAGGTTCGTACATTTTTAACGGACTCGTTTCAGGTAGTATATTTGGTGGTGTATCTGGGAATAAGATTACTGCCATTGCTGGGGAGTCTAGTACTGGAAAAACTTTTTTTAGCCTCGCAGTGGTTAAGAA